AAGAAATAGCACCAGTTGAAACTCCAGAAGAAACATCATATGCTGATTTCAGAAATAAATTAAAAACACAAATTGGTGGTAGAAGAAGAAGAAAAAAGAATATTCCAAAAAATAGATGGGAAATTTATAAAAAATATCATAAATACTGGTAAACGTTTATTTGAATATAGCACCAGTCGAAACAGTAGAAGAAACATCATATACTGATTTTAGAAAAAAATTACAAACACAAATTGGCAGAAGAAGATATTAATATTGATTCCATGAAAATATATACATTGTAATATTTCCATAAATTCCTTCAACCTGTCCAAGATTTAATTTAAATTTAAAAAAAGGTTCTGGATATTTTTTACCTAAAATCCATTCACCTTCATCTAACATAATTTCTCCAAATTGTTTTTCATTAACAATTCGAAATGTATTAAATTTATTAACATCATAATAAAAACCACTATAAAATGGATCAATATATAACAAATACAATTCTTTTTTGCCTACATTATTTAATAATTCAATATCATTTAAATCTAAATTTTTTACTATTTTATTAAATTTATTAATTATTATCTTATATTTTGACATAATTAAATACAATTATTTTATAATCAATTTTATTAATTATAAAATAATTAAAAACTTCGTAAATAATTTTTATAAAATTATTTAGATTTAACAACTTCAAAAAGACTATTACCTCCTAAAATATTTGCAACAACTAATCCTATTGTAAATAAAAAATTACGCAATGCCGCAATAAAATTCAAACCATGTATAAAGGATATTTTGCCTCCAAAAGCCATCATAAACCATTTTATAGATAAAACGGAAACAAAACCAGCAATAGCAACAAATCCCAAGTAAAAAACGAAATTATATAAATCAGGTGTAAATTTTCCTCCTCCAACTTTACACTCTCCGCCAGAAATTACATTTTTGAAAAAACTTGGCCAATATTTCAAAATAGAATTAAGAGCAAAAAATACCAGTACTCCTATCAATGTTGTTCTAAAACTCCAGTTTTGAATATCATTTCCTGATAATGACATCAATGTTGTTGGATATACTACTAATATAATTGATGCTATCAATGGCATATACGATAAAAAATTACCTACCTTTTCATTAATCATTGTTCCACCGTGATGATTTTGGCATCTCCCTAACCAGTATTGATACCCAAATGGTGCAAGTCCAAAAATAAAAAGTAATACTAATATATTAAAGAGAGTAAATCCAAATATGTGGATTATATTACTAAATAAATTTTCAGAAATAAACATATCCGCAAGGTAAAATAATATAATTGCTGCTACTACAAAGGCAATACCTACATAACCTAAACCAGTTCCTTCTTTTCCTTGACCGAAAAAATATCCAGATTTATTTTTATTACTATCATCTACTTCTACCTGTGGGCTACATTTGTATGTCGTTCCAGATGTAAACTGCGCATCATAATTATTTCCATTTTGATGTGTAATTGTTGTCATTATAACTATATATAATAATATTATATTATTTTAATTTAATCAGATAAAATAATATATAAATATATTCTAATAATTTATTAGACTAATGAGATATTTAATAAACATTCTGTTAGTAATAGTATTTATAATATTATTGATATGTTCTGTCATAAAATTATGGAAAAACAATGTACAAGAGAATTATATAACAACAGAAACTGATTTAAATAAAAAAACAGAAATAAGACAAATCGAGAATGGGAAATTTACATTATATTCAAATAATAATAAATCCTCCAAAATCAAGATAGCTGTATTAATTTTATTGATAGGCGATGAATATAAAAAATTTGTAGAAATTAGTATAAAAAGAAAAATAGATTATTGTAAAATACATAAATATGATTTAATTATTTGTAATAAAAATTTAGTACCAAAAAATAGTAAAAAGCATTTAGTATGGTCAAAAATTCCTTTTGTATTAAAGTTTATAAAAAATTATGATTGGATATTTTGTTCTGACGCCGATACATTAATAAACAGAGAAGATATCAGATTAGAAGATATCATTAGTGAAAATCCAAATAAAGATTTAATTTTGAATGAAGATGATCTTCCTGAAGGTTGGAAAGAAAAAGGTTTTAGTTTAATGTTAAACGCAGATGGAATAAAACAAATGTATAAAAGTAAACCATTGGTAACTACATCTGATTTTCTCTTAAAAAATACAGATTGGTCCATAAATATTTTAAATAAATGTTTACTTTTAAAAGAACAAATAAGTAATAATATATTTAAGAACAAATATACCAAACAATATTTTAATGATTTACAAGAACAATCTTATTTAAATTATTTAATTCTGAAAGAAAAAAATGATTATAATAAAATAAAAATCTATAAAGAAGGTAATCGTTTTTCGTCTCCATTCTTAACATTTGATGATGTTGCATTTTTTTTAATTGATTTTCAAGGAATACGAGGACCATTATTAAAAGAAATCTTAACCATATTAGACAAATATCAAACGAATAGAAACATGAAAGAAATAAAGGGGGTTAAAAAAAATAGTTTAGCACTTGATACATTTTTACAAAGTGATTATTGTAAAAATTTTAAAAAAATGATAAAAACAAAACAATTTGAAAATAAATGGAATTTAGGAAATACAAAAAAATATCATAAAAATATTTTATGGCCAGCATGGTGTCAACCTGTAAACAAGAAAGGAGATTATAATAAATTTTATACAAATTTGAAATTAAAAAACTTTTATTCAAAATTAAATGAAAACTATGAAAATACTTCTCCTAAAAAGAAAGTCGAAGTGTCAAAAGATTATATATTTTATAATAATCATAAAAATAATTCATCAAAAATATTAATGATAATGATATTAGTTGGTAAAGACTATACAAAAATAGTGATGCCTTGTGTTAAAACTAAAATCCTATATTGTAAAAAACATGGTTATGATTTGTATATATCAAGAAAAAGTTTAGATAAAACACGTCATTTAAGTTGGTCAAAAATACCACTAATTTTACGAAATATAGATAAATATGATTGGATATATGCCACTGATGCTGACACATATATTCAATTACCAAATATTAAAATAAGTAATATAATCACAGATAAACATAAATTGTATTTAAATACAGAGTTTGATTCTAGTAAAGATTGGTCATCTGGATTACAGAATATTTTTACAAATATTCATCGTAAAAAATTTTTAAATACATTACCATTAATATGTTGTTCGGAATTTATAGTAAAAGGTAAAAACAAATGGTCAAAAAATTTTTTAACAAAAGTATATGACATAAATTATGATTCAATGTCAAAATTCTTCAAGAAAAAAATATATTATACATATTTCAAAAACTTAATGGAACAAGGTGCTATTAATTATTTTTTGATGATAAATAATAAAGATAGAAATAATACAAAAATATTTGATGATGGAACTAATTTTTCGGAACAATTTGGAAAATATACTAAAAAAAGTTTTATTATTGATTTTCAAGGAATACGAGGTGAATTACTCAAAGAAGTGATAAAGATTGTAATAAATAAAAATCATCCACTTCATTTAAAAGATGGAAATACAATAATAGAAAATATGTATAAAAGTGATTATTGTAAAAAGCGAAATAATTCGAAATATAAAGCAAAATTTGACAAAAATGATAAGTGGATTTTAGGAAATAATGAATTATATGATAAAAAAATTCAATGGCCTGAATTTTGTGTTTCTGGATATTTAGATTTAAAAAAAAGTGAAAAAAGAGGAATTATCCCTCTCTTAATCCGTTTAGAAAAACAAGAAAAAAGAGACAAAGATGTAAATGAATGTAAAAATTTTATAGTTGTAATTCCAATGAATGGATTAACAGATCGTATAGGAACAATATTATCTTGGAAAATTCTTGCTAAAAAATTGGGGAAAAGTTTTTTTGTTTATTGGGATACTACAGATTCGAAACAATTTTCAAAAGAATCTTGGGGAGAATTATTTAAAAATAAATTAAATATTAAATTTATTAATAACAAACAATTGGAAAAATTAAAAATACAACATCATACATATATAAAAAAATCAAATGATTTAAAAGATTTTAAAAAATTATATAATGAATCTCCAATTAATGACATGAAATATCAAATTTATTTAAAATCAATTAAAAACAAGATATTATCATTTTCTGAACAAGAATTTGTTAAAAGATATAACAAAAAAAATAATTTCAAAAAAAATTTAATACAAATTATCAACGAAATATCAAAATCTAAAAAAAAAATACAAAAGATTTATAAAAGTAATATTATTTATAATGGATTTATGTCAATAATAAATGAACCATCTATTAAGTACAATCAAATTGTAGATTATAATAATTATGCTACCAATATGAAAAAATTTTTAAAATTAGTTCAACCTATTCCCAAATTACAAAGCAAAATAAATATATTTGCGAATAAGTATTTTGATAAAAATACTATTGGGGTTCATATTAGAAGAGGAGATTTATATTATTTAATAAAAGATATTGGTATTAAGATAATGACTGATAAAGATTATATTAAATTAATTAATAACGAAATTAAAAGAAATAAAAATACTAACATATTTTTAGCAACAGACTCTAAAAAAATTATAGACAAATTTAAGAAAATATATCCAAAACGATTAATACATTATGGAACTGATTACAAACATTATTTTAACACAAATTGGGATTTGATAAAAACGGAAAAAAATATAGCAAAAAAGTTGAATGTTGCACCAAAAACAAATCAACAATATGCAGTTATTGATTTATTTCTGTTATCTAAAACTAACAAAATAATTGGTGATGGAAATAGTGGTTTTTCAAATTTAGCAAGTGAAATAGGAAAAATTGAATTAATAACATTTTCAGAAAAACAAAAATTATTTTTTGATTAATTTTTTTATTGATTAAAATTTTATAAAAAAAAATTAAAATTTATATTTAACTTTTTTTAATAAAAATGTCATTTAGCGATAAAACAATATTAAAAAGTATAAAAAATCCCTGTTTATTACCTTATGAAATAACGATAGAAACAAAAGAACTGACTTTTTTAGGTGACGAACATAAACCTGATTTTGGAACTATAGAAATAATAATGTATCCTGCCAATAAAGTGATTGAATTAAAATCACTAAAATATTACTTTTATAATTTTAGAAATAAAAGGATATCATATGAAAGAATTATTAATACAATTTATAACGATTTACTGGAAATTTATAAACCGAACCAATTAAAAATAATAATGACATTTGGTTTAAGAGGTGGGATTAGTAGTAAATTAATGATTGATTCTTCAATTAGAGAAATCGAAGATTGATTAACAGCCCAACATCCATTTTCCAAGTACAGATGTAATAACAAGTCCAACGAAATGTCCAGGTAAATATGTCATACCTTCTGGAACTTTTGCGAAAAATGGATGAATAATCTCACCAAGTATTTCCAATGCAAATAATGGAGCTTTTAAAAATGGAACAAAGTCAAGAACAAGAGAACCAGCCATTGCTAAGAATGGACCTAAAGCAGAAGCCCAGAAAATACCACCATAATCTTTCTTCTTTTTTCCACATTCTTGGAAAACATACCAAAGTTTAAACATAAAAGTTATAAGTAATAAAACAAGAAATGTTAACATTGGTACAAATATCATATCTAATGGCCAAGGAATTTCAATACCAAGTGTTAATAAATATTCTAATAAATTAGCAAGTGATAATGGAGTAAGCACTACAAAAATTGTTAAGAGTAAACCTCTAATTGCACTCATCATAAAACCCATAATTAATTGTTTGTTATATATATAATTGTTACAAAATAATTATACGATACAACGATTAATAAATGGATTAATAGTAGAATTATTCCAAATACTAATATTCATTTTTGGAATAATTGGTTCACATCGTAAATCATATGATACATTTCTTTTTGGTGGTGTTGAATATGGTTTAAAAAAATTATAAAAAGATTCTACCTTAATTCGATTATACAATATGATACCTATGAATACTATTATAATTATAATTAATGTATAACAAAATTTATACTTCATTTATATATTAATCTAACATATTTATCTTCGTTGGCATGCTAGTAATCCAATTGTGTGAAATTTACTATTTGTAATTTCACCAAATAATGAAATAATCTTTTCAAGTATATTTTCAGAAGTAAATCCAAATCTTTTCATATTTTCACCACCAGGTGCTGAAGCACCAAAT